ATTGTGTCGGTATGGCGCACGCTTGTGTCGGTATGGCGCACGCTATTTTGACCGAGCAAATTCGGCGTTTCCAGCAAGTACGCTGCCAGTCTATAGGCCGACGGCAATTTGCCCTCTCGGGCGCTCGCCGAGATTTCCTCACGTATCTTACGATATAGTGGCATTTTAGATCCCCTTAAAGTGAAGCGTTGCGGCGGCGGAAGGGAATGACGTTTGACGTATCGTCGAAGCACATAACGCGCCCGTGGCCTTGCGGCTGGCTTAGCTTGCCAAATGTCGCCACGTTCAACGGAAGGGCATAAGGCGCAGTCAGGCGCATCATGGCTTCATTATCCGCAATCATCCCCTCATTGGCGTTGGCATCTTGCAGGGTATGAGCGGCACAAACCAGCATTGAGCTTGATTTGTAGCAACCGCACAACGGGCAAGCCGTTGAACGCAAGGTGAGGGGGTAGGATTGGACATTCATGGGAAACCCCTTTGTTTGAGCGTCTTCGCAAAGGAATTAAGCGCCAACGGCGCTTCGCTGTCACCTAAATTCGTGTTAGGGCGGAAGGTATTTTACAGCCCCAAGGAACGCCGCCAAGGGGTCAAGTAGCCTTGGCTTGGGCATATATCGCCTCGGTTTCTAGTATGCCCTGCGCGAAACGTACTCTACATATAGAAAATCCCCCAAGCTCGCACCTGGGGGGTTTTTGAAACGATGAACGCCGGCTAGGTCGGTTTACGCCAAGCAATGACTTTGTACTGGTGTCCCCAAGCTTCGCGCGTTTCGCCTGTTTCTACAGCATATGGCGCTAGACCATTTTGTTTGCGGATTGAGGCTTGCCCAAGCTTCGATATAAGCTTTCGAATGATCGGAAGCTTTAACATTTCAGGATCGATATTGTCCACAAGATGATAGACCATTTCATCCATTGTTAAGGGATTGGAATTGGTCCATTTGTCGCAAGCTTCACGAACTAAGGTTGCTATCCTTGGGTAGGTTGTACGCCAACGGCCTTGTTTGCCGTCGAGCGCGGTTGGCAGTTCTTCCAAAGTGAATTTCATGTTTAACCCCTGTAGTGTTTGTAGGGGCGCAGAATACGCTTCTATTGTAGGTTAGTCTAGGTTATTTGGGATTAATAGGGATAAGGGCTATGCTGGCTTTAATAGCGCTTTCCCAATTACTGCATATCTCCGCTCGCCTCAAAGGGCCTTTGTCACAAGTTCAAAGATCTTTTGAGAGAGCGGAGGATAGCAGGGTATTGGTACAAAGTCAAGTGTTTTCTTTCCGTGGGCGACAAAGCCAACAAAGCCAGCGTTCCTGCGCTTTTGCGCGCCTGTTGCACGCCTCGCATCCCCCGCGCAACAATATTACTTACAATGCAACGTAATATTATTACCTGCAATCCAACGTAATTATCTTTCTATCTCCAAATCTACCAAATTTGTCACAATCACGAAATATGGTTGCACAATGCAACCAATCACGAAATATAGTTGCACAATGCAACCAATTATGCACAAATTATAGGCAAACGCAACAATATTACAAACAATTCAACGCAATATTCTTTCGTTTCATAGATCTTCGCAACAAAAAGACCCGGGAGGTGTACGGCGGCCCTTCCTAACGGCCGATGCGATTTATATTTACCAAAGGTCGAAATTTCGCGGCCTACTAAAAAATATGCTGCTAATTTTAGCTAACTCGGATAACTTCTAATAAAAAAATCTTGACAAAAAGAAATAATTGTGTATGGTTGGCCGGCAATGATACAAGAAATAATAGATTTTGAAATGTTAGGCCACGGAAACCCGCCAAAAAGGCCCGTGGGTAACATAAACTATTGGGCAGAAGGCAGGCACTTCGGCATGAAAGCGCGGATAGCAAGTTTAGGGCGGCCGAATTTTCCATTGTCACCAGCCGAAGACGACAAAATTAAGCACCTCTGCAAAAAGGCAGTGACTTTGGGCATGACGGTCGACCACGTAATTCCACTAAAGGGCCAGTTCGTTTCAGGACTGCATGTCTTTGGAAACTTACAACTTCTCTCACGCTCCAAAAATTCTAAAAAAGGCAATAGGTACTGCTGTGGGTAAAGAATTAAAGCCAAAAGAAAATACCGCCGGCCCGGCAATGCGCGCTCTTCTTCCTCGGCAGCAAGCGTTCGTCTACCAAATGCTCGAAAGCGGCGGGAAGATGACGCAGGCCGACGCCGCGCTCGCTGCCGGATACGTCTGTGCAAACGTAAATGTCGCGCGAGTGACGGGCTTTCGGCTGGCGCACGACGAGGCGGTTATCGAGGCCATGCACGAAGAGGGCCTGAAACGCATGCACTCCGGCGCCATCCTGGCCGTCAGCGTCATGCTGGAAATCGCCGGAGACGCGAGCGCCAAGACCGCCGACCGTCTGAAAGCTGCAGAAATGATCGCCAACCGCGTCGGCTACCACACGAAGACCGAACAGACCGTCAATGTCGTCCACAGCGTCGACGACAAGGCCATGATCGAGAAAATCCGCCTACTGGCAACCGGACTTGGCCTCGACCCTAAACGCCTCCTTGGATCGGCAGGGGTGACAGTAGACGCCGAATTTACGGAAATCGAAGCGGACATTAAACCGGACCTGGCTACACCAGGGGCGGCGGCCCTAGCCGCGGACACGGTTTCGGAAATCTCTCAAGCCAAACTCGAACCGATCGACGACGAGGAAGCGATCGAGTGGTAGCCCGATGAAACCTGAGGAAGAAAAGATTGCGATCGGGAACTTCATCACCTGGATGCTTCTGGTCTATGGGGTAATCTTCTCCTTGATGATCGCCATCATGACGGACCCGACGATCCATAAATCCATGACGGCCCCGCCTAGGCCCCGCCCAGTTTCTTCGGCTGATCCGCCGCAAGTCCAATGAAGTACATCCAGGTCTATGACCACCAGTGGCTTCGGGTCGCACGCAAGGAACGGGAAATGTGCTGCGACTGCCAATTGGTCCACGATGTTTATTACCGCAGGAACGCGAAAGGCCAGCTCGTCTCGAAAGCCGTAAGGAACGAACGAGCGACCGCAGCAGCGCGCCGGGGGAAGAAATGAAAAACGACCCCCACATGGGGAGCCTTCTCGCCCTGTTCATCATCATTTTGCTGGATGCAGCGTTTCTCGGCTTCATCCTGGGGATCACAAAACCATGGTAGCCCTCGTCAGCATATCGCAGGATGGCCGCTGCCGGCTCTACCTGAACCACAAATGCCTTGGGGGCTGGTGGGGCGACCCGAAAGCCTTGGTGTTGACCGGCGACCTTGACATCTACCGTGTCGAGGGCTATCGGCGCGAAGCGACCCCCGGCCGCGTCGGGTCGCACTTCTCAAGCCTCTTGCCCCCGAAGAAGCCACCGCCGCCGTCGCCGTTCCGCGCATGAGCGAAAGCACCGGCCGCCTCAAAGACATCCTCGAAACGCTGGAAGCCGCGACGGACCTCAAGAAGTTCCGGGGCTTCCAGTTCTTCCAGCCGTACGTCCTGCAAGCTAAGTTCACGGAACTCGGCGCCACCTACAAGGAACGGCTGCTGATGGCGGCCAACCGCGTCGGCAAAACCATGATCGGGGCCTACGAGACAGCCTGCCACCTCACCGGCGAATACCCGGATTGGTGGCTCGGGAGACGGTGGGACCGGCCGACGCGGGGCTGGATCGCCGGGGTGACTTCAATCGCGACCCGCGACATCCAACAGAAGCTCCTGTGCGGGGAGCCTGGCGTCGTCGAGGACTTCGGCTCGGGGATGATACCGCGAGGGGCGTTCGTGAAAAAGCGGGACGGCAGCTATGATATATCTCTGGCGCGCGGCGTTACCGACAGCTATGACACCATCCAAGTCCGACACGCTTCTGGCGGAATTAGCATCGGCCGGTTCAAATCCTACGAACAAGGAAAAGCCAAGTTCCAAGGCGAAACCCTCGACTGGGCCTGGTGCGATGAAGAGCCTGATCCTATTGAGCTATACATCGAAATTCTCACGCGCCTTGTCACGACCCGGGGAATTCTCTACACAACCTTTACTCCTTTGGAAGGAGAAACCGAACTTGTCAAGCGGTTCTGGCCCGTCGCTCAAGCGGGCTGCGCCATGGTGCAGATGGACATTCGGGACGCGCTCCATATCCCGAAGGAAGACATCGACGCGATCATAGCCTCCTACCCGCAGCACATGCGGGACGCGAAGGCCCACGGCATCCCGATGCTCGGGAGCGGTGTGATCTTTGACCTTCCCCAGGAGACGATCGCCGAGGACCGCATCGCCGATCTGCCCTCGGAGTGGAAGAAGCTATGGGGCATCGACTTCGGCGTTGGCCACCCGTTCGCCGCCGTCCTGGCAGCTTACGACAGTGAGGATGATGTTATCCATATAACTCATTGCTATAGAAGCGCCGGCACGTTCCCCCTTGAACACTCGGCGGCGATGAAAGCGATTGCCGCGAACGTCCCGGTGGCATGGCCCCACGACGGCACCGTCCGGCGCGGCGAGGAAGAAACCGTCGCTTCGATCTACAAGGCACACGGTCTTCTGATGCTCGGCGAACATTCGACCTTCGTGGATGGCGGCTATTCGACCGAGGCCGCCATCCTTGAGCTGCAGGAACGGATGCGGACTGGCCGCTTCAAGGTCGCCAGCCACCTGTCCGACTGGTTCGACGAATACCGCTCCTACCACCGCAAAGACGGCGACATCGTGAAGGTCAAGGACGATCTACTCTCGGCGACCATGAAGATCGTCATGATGAAACGGTTTGCTCGCACCGGCCAATACAGCAGCAAGTCCCTAAAGAAGTCAGGCAACTACGCCTATAAGGGTTCATCGCTCGGGGATACTGGCAAGCTTCCTTGGGGGGCTTAACGCGGGCTTTATCGGGTCGAGGCTGAATATCTCTTGACAACAGCGGGGTTTTAGAGTTAATATCGCCCGGAACCGTTCTCTTTCCCGGGTGCAAACCGGAAATTTAGGAATACCCATGCCCCCAATGTCCTCAAAGAATGCGATGCTGACCGGCTCTGCCGCGACGGACCTGGGTATGGGTTCGCTGACACAGCAGGAACTCGAAGATGAAGAGCTGCAGCGAAAGAAGAAGCTCATGCAGTCGCAGACGCAGGGCTTGAACTCCATGGGGCCGGCAACGCAATCGCTCTACGGCTACTCGGGCCAGTAACATGGCCTTGACGGCACCAAAATACGATATGGGCATAGACGCCCCTCGGGCTCAGACAGAGGCCGAGGAAAAAATCGTTTCCGAAAGCTTGAAGGAGTTTTCGCAGCTCCAAAGCTGGCGCTCGACCTTCGCCTCGCATTGGGAGGAAGTTGCCGAGCTTATCCTGCCTACCTCGAAAAACACATTCTACTACGGCAACTTCAACTGGCCCGGCGCCAAGAAGACCGAGCGCATGATCGACGCGACGGGGATGCTCGCGTTGGAGCGGTTCACCGCGATCTGCGACAGCTTGATTACGCCGCGCAATCAGACGTGGCACACGATCGGCGCCGACGACCCCTATGTGATGAAGGATCGGCAGACGGCGCTGTGGTTTGAGGAAGCCGGAAAGCGGTTGTTCAAGCAGCGGTACAAGGGCACGGCTGGCTTCCCGGCTGCGAACACGAACGACTGGACCGAACTTGGCGCCTTCGGCACCGCCGGCCTTTTCGTAGACCAGCTCGACGTGCGGTTGAGCCACGGCCAGAAGGGGCTTCGCTACAAGCATATCCCGCTCGGCCAGATGTTCCTTCGCATGAACCACCAGAACATCTGCGACGGGATGATCTACTGGTTCAAGTATTCGGCCAACCAGGCGTTGCAGGAATACGGCCCGGAAAACTTCCCCGCGATGCTGCGCCCGGCGCTTGAACAGAAGAGCGAAATGACGTTCGACTTCATTCAGCGCATCTGCCCAAAATATGACTATGACCCGACCCGCATGGATTTTGCGGGTATGCCCTTCTCGTCGTATCATATCTGCATGGCGTCGCGGACGCTGTTGCGCGAGGGCGGCTATCGGTCGCTGCCGATCATTCCGTCGCGCTACAACCAGACACCTGGCGAAATCTACGGGCGCAGCCCCGCGATGTCCGTTCTCCCGGCGTTGAAGACGATTAACGCGGAGAAAGCGACCTACCTCAAGGTCGGCCACCAGGAAGCCGATCCAACCCTTCTGTCCGCCGACGATGGCGTGATCGACGTTGATCGCCGGCCTGGCACGGTCATCAAAGGCGGCATCGACAGCCAAGGTCGCGAGCTTGTGAAGCGCCTGCAGGGTGGCGACTTCAAGGTCAGCGAGAAGATGATCGAAATGGAGGCTTCGCTTATCAACGACGCCTTCCTCGTCACGCTGTTCCAAATTCTCGTCAAGACGCCGCAGATGTCGGCGACCGAAGTTATCGAGCGTATGAACGAGAAGGGCATTCTCCTGGCGCCGGCTCTTGGCCGCCAGTTCTCGGAGCGCATTGAACCGCTCGTTGCTCGTGAGCTTGACCTTCTCGGGCAAATGGGCTTGCTGCCGCCGATGCCCCCACGCCTGAAAGAGGCGAGGGGTGAGTATCAGGTTGTTGCGACTGGCCCCTTGGCGAAGCTGGCGCGGGCGCAAGAGAGCGCCGGCTTCATGCGGACCCTTGAAACTGTCAAGGAATTGGTGGCGATTACACAGGACACGTCGCTGCTCGACCCGTTCAACTTCACGGTTGCGGTTCCGGCGATCGCCGAGAACCAGTCCGTCCCGGCTTCGTGGATGGCGACGAAGGAAGAGATTGCTCAGAAGGGCAAAGCCCGCGCGCAGGCGCAGGCCAAGGACCAGGC